ACATCAAAAAAAAATTCAGATGGTGACACCATGGGGGAGGTGAACGAACCAGGGGTATGGTAATAAAATACCCTAGGTGCAACGGCAAACACACATCACCTACAAGATCAGCACAGCAAACTGACCACCCCCCAGTGTTTCTGAGATTGAAAAATTTTGCACAGCACTATTGTAACACAGCACATAACCGGTCTTAAATACTGCATATGCAAACTGATCATCCAGCCAGGGGACTACACACAGCCATTGTGAAGGGCACACTGTGGCACATCACCTGCGACAACATCAAGTGTGCTAGAACATGGTACATGGATGAACCAGAAGCCACAATCAGCACCACTCGTTATCAATGCCCCTATTGTGGACATCCTGCTCACTGCATGATCATCACTAGCAAATAGCACAAAATCTGCCATCTACAACACCAGTCTTAAATACTTGATATGCTTTTGAGACTACTCCAGCGGTTCTGTGGCTTCCTTGCCTGTGTCATGTGCATATTCATACTTGGTCCCATTGCCATGATCATTGAGTGCATACGCATTGTGCGTAGTTGGGTCATGATGATGCCCCATGACTACACCAACTTTCAAGCAGTATATCCCATGTTCATCACATTTGCAGTGCTGATCTTCATCGTGGTGGCTGTTTCTCAGATCTAAAAAATTTGCACAGCAAAAAAACACACTGTTATAAATACCGACATGCACCCATACACAGACCTAGAAATGAAGTGGCTTGAACCTCGAACACACCTTAGAAAATCCAACACCAACAGATCAAGAACAGTGCCTGCTCCACGGCCCACTGTCAATGCCCCAATCTCACACACAGTGACCATCGACGGTCGAGAGTTTGTGGTGCCCATGCAGATCTAGGCTCAACTGCATACATACTTGTATGTGGAAATTCATTGAACGACTCCTACTGGTCTCAGCAGTGATCCTGTTGACTCTGGTGGCTGTGCAGTTGATCTACAACATCTCAGTGTACGGTTGGATGTACTAGACAGCCAATTACCACTGTTGACACACAGCACACAGGCAGTATAATAACTGCATGACACCCCGACGACAGACCCGACCACTGCTGTTGACTGTGGAACATGAGCCCAGCAAACCTGTAAATAACTTCATGCGGAGTTTTATTGTTGCTCTATGCCTGTTCCTGGTGGTCACTCTCATGATCAATATCCGTGTGCAGGTAATTGAGTATCAAGACGATGAGGGACATCGAGTCACCAGATGGGTGTATCCACCACCCGAACCCTTTGTACTGCCCCAAGCAAAACCCACAATGCCAGTTGATCCCGGCATCAGTGTGCAGGCTCAAGAACCCCAAGAACGCAAACGCTACATGACAGTGTGGCGTGTGCTGAGATTTCTTTTTCAGATCTACAATTGATTTAAATATCACATGATGTGGCAACACTTTGACAGCCTTGATGACTACTGTGCAACTGATTCCTATCGGCAGTGGCTGGCCACGTGGCACGAGCCCTCATGGCCCGTGGACACATGGATTGATTCAGAACAACAGCAGTGGCAATGGACTCCCCGACAGCATGGTCTCACAAGATGGAGCACCAGACTGGCTCATCATCTGTTGGCAAGCATTGCAGTGCAAGATCATGCCACTGTGGACATAGGTTGCGGAGAGAACCTGTTTGCCTCGGCCTACAGCACTGTCACTGGTGTGGATCCCAGATTCACAGCAGATGCCCAGTTAACTGACTCATGGTGGCAACACAATCAGGGTGTGTGGCCCAGAGCCTATGCACTGAACAGTCTGCACTTTGTTACTGAACCCCAACATCTTGAAGGTCAACTGCAACGTGTGATCAGCACATTGGCTAGTCAAGGTCGTGCCTTGGTCACTGTCAACAGAAACATGATACCCCAAGCAGATCAGTTGTGGCAGTTGGTGCCCCAATGGTCGGGCATTGAGAGAGCAGTATGGATTGACACACCCAGCAACGCACCCGTGGATGGCAACTGTTGGTTCTGGTTGAAACGCTAAACGAAATATTTTTTACGCTTGTCTGACATTAGGAACAGATTCAATGAGATTCTGTTGGTGTGTTCATCACTTTGGAACTTGTGCCATGTGACGCCTTTTTGGCCGCAGAATATGAATGAGTTGTTGGGTCGCCATTCTGCTTCTGCCACGAATGCGGACTCGTCCCTCTTGGTGTACATCTTTGTGCCAACGTTGACTTCTGGTGCCACATAGGTCACCGAAGACCAGATCTTGTCCATGGCCTCTTCGTGTATGTTGAATGTGTCCGCGGGCATGGGTGGCACAACGGCAATATGGGCATACACAGTGAGAGAATTGTACCATCTAGGATTGCTGTACACACCAGTGAGTCTTTTGGCATTGTGCAGTATGGCAGTTGCAACATCTTGCAGTTCATCATATAGGTCAATGCCATGCTGTGAGAACTGCTCCGGAAATATGTACATCCTATCGCTTTTGACATCTCCCATGTGGGATTGCACATCTGTGTGCAGGAATTGTTTACACTGCTGTTGTAGTCTTGCAAACATTGCCGTTGGCAAAGAATCCTGTACAATCTGATGTTGCCATGGATCTTTTTGAACTGTTGTGTTCAATACTTTGTCAACAAAATATTGGTCTGCCATACAGATATTTAACGTGATTATTCTATTGCAATTTGAAGTTCATGTCAACACAACCAACCTTGATCATGTCAAACTGTGGAAAGTTTTTGATGCTGTCATGTAGATTGTAGGCCAACTCTTGTGCATGTTGATCACACACTGCCAGTGTTGGATATGCGGCTAGGTCTTCTGTTATGAACGGGAAACAATTTCCGCTCATGGTACAGACAACAGCGAGTATTTTGAACATATACAACTACTTATAAGTACTAGCATGAGAGATCACTTCAAACAGTGGGGATTAACCTATGCAATACTCACAACTCTAACCATAGTTTTTCTATGGGGATGGGGCATAATTTAATGCAACATCTGGAACTTTGGATACTGTTGGGCCTGCTTTGCTTGTTGGCTATAGACGGTCTACTGTTGAAATTCTTTCCTATAATGTAATATGCAGAATTGGATACTAGGCGCAATACTTTTAATATACCTCAGTCAATTTCTACACAGAAGTTGGATCTTTTGGTTGGCAGTTATCGCTTTTGCCTGCTATGCCGGTCTAAATATTTGGTAGGCACATACTGAATCACTACTGCAAAAAATTGAGCAACTAGGGCCACAATCAAACATCTTGTAATAGCATCAGCACTCCAAGCCACACTCCAACCCAAGGCAAATGTTGTGGCCACAATGGCTATCCATATTGCAATCTTATGCATCAGGATCCCAATCTGAATCATCCAGCCAACGTTGATTGATCTTGTCCATCAACCATATCACAACAGGTATCATGAGAACAAAAGTTATTTCACCTGCTCGTTGGGTGCCATGACCGTTGTTCATCAAGTACCAACTGACCAATGTTGGTGGACACACTCCCACAGCAAACATGATTGGTAAACGATAAGGCCAAGCAGGTCTGTAATGATGAATGTAATACCAAATTAATTTTAACATACACTTTGTAGTTAGTTGACTTATTCTATATCTGCCCATATAATTACAAGCACTGAGGTGGTGGAATAATACACAATGCGGTTTCGACCGCATGTCGCGAGAGTGGCTTACAAGCGTTGGTCTTCGGATCATAATCTTGTCCTCAGCACCTGAAGTGGCTGTAGACCCACCCGGATTCCTCTACAGGGGGTCCGGGTTAAAAACAGTTGACACAATTTGATATTAAAAGTATAATAAGTGATATGCCATTAACACCAGTTGTAATAGAACAGTCAAGCAAAGGCGAAAGAAGTTATGACATTTTTAGTAGACTTCTCAAAGACAGAATCATTGTGATGGATTCAACAGTTGAAGATCACATGGCGTCAGTGTTGTGTGCTCAATTGTTGTTTGCAGAATCACAAGATCCCAAAAAAGAAATTACAATGTACATCAACAGCAGAGGTGGACTTGTTACAGCAGGCATGGCCATATATGACACCATGCAGTACATCAAGTGTGACATCAGAACCATTGTGATGGGACAAGCATGTTCAATGGCAAGTCTGTTAGCATCAGCAGGCACTCCAGGCAAACGAATGATGTTGCCACATGCTAGACACATGATACACCAACCATTAGGAGGTGCATCAGGCCAAGCCACAGATGTACAAATACAGGCCAATGAACTGTTGCGTTGGAAAAAAGAACTTACAGAAATTTATGTTAAAACCACAGGCAAGCCTTTTGAACAACTGACAGAAGACATGGAAAGAGACAAGTTCATGACGTCACAGGAATCAGTAGCATATGGACTAGCAGACGAAGTGATAACCAACAGAGATAAAGATGGCAAAGAATAAAACCAAAACTAAAAAGCCCTACCTCAAAGTAATGATGGTTCCTGAAGATTCAAAAATGAAGAACCATGGTTATTTCTACTATGCAAAGAAACCCACTAAAGGCGAAAAGAAAAACGACAAACTAAAACAAAGGAAATACGATCCTATTACACAAAAACACATTTGGTGGGTAGAGAAAAAATTACCACCACATTCAAAATAAATAGAAGTATGAAAGAAAAAATAATAGAAGCATTAATTAAACACGCAGAAGGCCACATATCAAAGCACAAGGCCAATGTTGAAATTCTAATGAACAACAACGTTGGAGTTGCAGAACATCCTGATACATTGGAAACAATTGAAAAAGAATTGGCAATAATTGCAGAGTATGATGACCAAATTGAAGTGCTTAAAAAATATTTCGCATCGTAACCAAATAGATAGACATTGTTGACGAGACCAAATATAATACTGTTATGAAAAGATTGGGTATTATTGGACATGGCTTTGTGGGATCTGCTATCAATCAAGGCTTTACCAAAGACGTACAGAAATACATTGTTGATCCTAACAAGTTCAGCGGCAACACAATACAACAACTGATCAAATTCAAACCAAATGCAGTTTTTGTTTCTGTTCCAACTCCACAACTGGAAACAGGCGAGTGCAACACAGAAATACTTGATTCCGTTTTACAAGAATTAAATCAAGCAAAAGACTTACTGGTCATTATAAAGTCTACAGTGCCTGCCTACAAACTTCAATCGATTAAAGAACAATGCATCAATCTTAGAATAGTGTACAATCCAGAATTCCTAACAGAAAAAAATTACATAAATGATTTTAAAAATCCACCCATGCATGTGTTTGGTGGCGCAATTACAGATACAGAAACAGTAGAACAATTATATTTGGAACATTCTGCATGTAAAAAATGTCCTGTATTCCATACTGACATAGTGTCTGCATCATTGGTGAAGTACTGCATAAACAGTTTCCTAGCAACCAAAGTTACTTTTATGAATGAGATGTATGATGTACTTCGAGTCGCAGGTGGAACTGAATGGAATGAATTTGTAAAAATGATCAACTCAGATCCAAGAATAGGCAAAACACATATGCGAGTGCCTGGCAATGATGGAGTTAGAGGTTATGCCGGATCATGCTTTCCTAAGGATACAGCCGCACTGGCATACTTTGCAAGAGAGATCCTGAACACGCCGTTCACTCAATTAGAAACAAGTATAGATATTAACGATAAGTTAAGAAAAAAGAATCACTCATAATTTTTCAATCACTACAGGCTCAACCGGATATGAATCATGTACCTGTCTTTCTTCTGGATGGGTTTCTACTGTTGGAAGGATAAAAGAGTTTTGTTGACTAGCAGAACTACATCCACTAGCCAACACAAATATTACAAGTAATTTTTGGAACATTATTTTTTTTGAAGTCTTTTTACTTTCTTAAACTTCTTTTTGACCTTTACTTCCTTTGTAAGAACTAAAGGTTTTTCTGGCATGTATCCAGCCACAATGTTTTGCCAAAGTTTTTTTACTGCCGTAATCATTTTACTTTTTCCAAAACATGGCTTTACTTGCCACTGCTTTTAAATCGTCGTATTTTTCATTTGCATACCATCCAGCCGCAAAGCCGATGATAAATCCGATTGTGGTAAACATAGGTATTCCTCCGTTTGTTTTACTTGATCATATTTATCTTATTTTAGAAGCCAAAAAGTAACTCTCTAACCTGCGGATCAATTGATTCTTGTGTCCAGGGTGGAGTCATTGTGATTCTAGTGTGACATTTTTTTATGCCGGGTATGCTTTCTACTGCTAACTGTATGTCTTTAGGTATAATGTCTGCCGCAGGACAAAATGCACTTGTCAATGTGTGTAACACAAAGCAGTGTCCGGCCTCGGTAACTTTAATGTCATACACCAGTCCCAATTGATAGATGTCAATTGGCAGTTCAGGATCATATACAGTTTTAAGTTTATCTTTGATTGCTTCGATGTATTCCAGTCGAGTTGACTCATGATCTTCAATGTCGTTGAGATTTAAATTAAGTCCTGCTGTGTCTTTTGTGCTTGACATAATATTATTATATGCTATTATAATGATAACTACAATAGAAGAAAACAAAACTTATGAAAAAACTATTATTAATCGCACTTTTAGGCTTATTTTTAACAGCATGTTCAAAAGTCACAGACGCAGTTACCATTGGTAAAAAATGTGTAGTGAAAGATGACAAAGTTGTTTACAGTTATGTTTGGTTATACAACAAGGCTTCAGGTCTTAATGCAGACGCAGAACAGTGTAAACAGATTGCAGAAAAAAAATAATGTTTAAAATTTTGATTTTGGCCTACATGATAGGCCAGGATCCTATCATCACCCAACAGACTTTCCAAATGCAAAAACAATTTGCTACAATGGAAGAGTGCAAACAAGAACTGTTACTTCAAACTCGAAACAACGGCACATACGATGTGTTGTGGGACTTTGTTAACAAAGGTCAGTTTGAGTGGGACTGGCTTGTAGCAGGTTGCAAAAATGATAAGACGGGCGAAGAATTTAGATTAGAGCCCACATATCCCAAAGGCAAACCTTTAGAACTAGAAGGTTTAGACTTCACTGAAGAAAGACTAGAAGTCTAATTACAATTTAAAATTATCTATAAAATTTTTCAAAGTGGCAACATCACTTTGCAAATGACGTTGGCATGACTTCCATGCCCAATCATCACGATTTCTAATGTTCATGTGTGTTCGAACTTGGGTTGCAGTGTCGTCTTCCATTTTCTTTACTCTGAATTTTATATCCCTAACAAAAACACATCGACCAACTTGTCTTGCTACCTTTTGTGTGTAACTGTCAACATAGAAGTGCCAAAACTGATAAGGACACATATAACCTAGAGCCTTGATCCAATTTTTATGAACAACAAAATGAGGACTAGGTAGTGTCTCTTTAGGGCTCGGCCAATAATTATTTTTTAGACTTTTTAATTGTTTTTGTGTGTATCCTCTTAATCTATCTGTATTTGGTACTACCATTAAAATTTTATCATTGTAACGATTAAACATATCATAAATTTGTTTTTCCCATGCAGGAGTTTCTATCTGCACATCATCACCAATCAAGCAGACAAGATCGTGTTTGGCATTTGTCGCCAGTTGGTTCCAACTAAACGATGTGCTTTGGTGTGGACCCATATCTATTCTAACGTGTTTACATTTTCTAAACAGATTTAAATATTCAGCACGTGTTGGATCATCCTCATTGAGGTACAAGTAAACTTCAACATGATCTTTTTTAGAAGCAAATTTCATTGCTTTGTCATACATTCTTTTAGCAAGTGTAGGACGTCCTCTAGAGGGGCAACATAAAGTTATCATATCAGTTTGTTCTTCCATGTATCAGGTGTGATGTCGTTTATTATTTCTAAAGGTAAATGATATTGAAATTTTTTGGTACCTCTTGTTCTAATATATTCTGCGGTCTTTTTTACAGACTGCCTTAGATTATTTGAGGTGCTGTATCCTAATATTTTTCTTGCCTTGTCTGATGAACACACAGCCAACTTAACTTCTTTGGGCCTGTCTTTGTGATGTATGGGATCTAGATTTAATCCAGTTTCATTTGCACACATTTCTGCAAGTTCATTGATAGTGATTGGTTCTTCATCTGGTCCTATGTTTATTACTTCGCCCACAACATTGTCTTGAAATGCAAGTTGTTTCAAACAAAACAAACAGTCGTCAATGTCACTGAAACATCTTTGTTGTTTGCCATCTCCGTATATAATTGGTTGCTTCCCTTGTAACATTCTGTTCAACATAATGCTCATTACATTTCTATAAGGATCGTCATATTTTTGTCTAGGTCCTACTATGTTGTGCGGAACGGCAATAACATATTCAACTCCGTGTGTTTCACATAAGTTTTTTAAAACATCTTCGCCTGCCTTCTTTGCGATACCATACGGGTCCTGAGGGACACACTGATATGATTCTTTGTATGGCATCTGATCGTGATGACCATATCTAGCCATACTTGAACAATACACAATACGTTTTACTTTATTTCTAATCGCGGCTGTTATTGTCGTAACCGATGCTTCAAATATATTTCTTGTTACTAACACAGGACTGAATACAGACAAGCCTTCATAGGCTGTCGCCGCAGTGTGATACACAATGTCACAACCTTCCATGGCTTTGGTTAAATTTTCTAAATCGCAACAGTCAACTTGATGGAATTCAACACCCTGTGGCACATTGTCCGAGTACCCACCAATCATGTTGTCGTTGCCAGCAACTGTGTGTCCCTCTGACAGCATTAGATCAGCAAGATGTGATCCTAGAAATCCTGCTACACCTGTTACAAAAATTTTCATATTAATGATTATTTACGAACACAACGTCAGGCCAGGTTTTTATTAACACACTGAATCCTTTTTGTTTTAAGTACTTGGTAATTTGATCATTGCTAGATCCGTACTTTTTTGAATTGTTGTTAAGTTCAATCATCACATATGTGCATTGAGTCAATGCATCGTTGGCTCCTTTAAGCACTTCCATTTCGTAGCCTTCAACATCAATTTTTATTAAGTCTATGTCTTCAATAGCAAAACTATCAATAGTTGTCATTAAGATATCACCATCAGGAACAACACGTTTGCCTTGTGTAAAATTTTCTTGTTCTGTCTTTAAAGACACCTGTTGTTTTTCAGATCCAACAGCACAATGATGTGCAATAACATTATCCTTGATATTTTTTATTAAACAGTCATAGTGTATTTGGTCTGGTTCAAATGCATGAATCAAGTTTGCATACTTGCTGATAGTATTGCTCCATGTGCCACACCAAGCACCAACGTCTAACACATTGTTAAATTTCAAATGTTTACGATCTAGATATTCAACAAACTGTTTTACACCTTTGTTCTGCGTAAATGGTTCGCCCGTTTTCCATTTTTTCATATGGATATCGTTTGCTGGCACCCAGTAGCCGTTTACATATTCAATGTTCATTAAAACTATTTAGACGTATCTAGTTCCTTGTCAACGTTTTCCCATTCTTTTTGTTCGAGAGTCTCTTGACATAATTTTGGAGCAACCATACAACCCAGCAGTTTTCCTATGGTTTGTGATTGTTCAACCACAACCTCTAGCGGTCCTGGCTCGTATTCTTTTTGAGGTTTTGCACATGCGGCCAAACTGATTAGAATGATCACTAGCAAAACTATAATGTATTTTTCTAATCTATTGTTCATGAAGATATTTATTGGGTAGGTTGCATAGGGTAATATAGGTATACTACCCTAATACAGTTTTAGATTTCTTTTTTGTTTACTTTTATATGGTTTAATACTTTACCAGCATTTGGTCCTTCTTTAACCATGTAGCCAGTGGTACCGTTACCATATGCTTCAACACTGTCCTTGTTTCTTTGTAGGACTTTTATTTTTTTTTGTTTTTCTTGTTCACTTGCGTATGACTTTAGCATACGTGTGTGTCTATCTGTGTTGTCCATAAGTCGCCTCCTTTTACTTTAGTTGGCCACTTTTAACTGATGTGGATCAGCCACTTTTAAACCATGTGAATGGTATTCTTTAGTGTAACAAATATTTAGTATATGTCAACTGGATCAAGTGTATATGTTTATATTTTACCACCGTTGTAAAGCGTTCTGTGTGCGTTTAAACGGTAGACTAGAACAGTTTTATATAGTATAATTTAAACATGATGCTCCCATAGTTAAATGGTATAACATCTCCATGGTAAGGAGGCGTTCTAAGTTCGATTCTTGGTGGGAGCACCATCCAAATGCAAAACAAAAGACTCAACAACTTATTTGGTTCTTTTGGTGAATTTGGTGAATTTGGTAATACAAAAGTAGGTCCCATCGTCTATCGGTTAGGACACGTGGTTTTCATCCTCGAAAGAGGGGTTCGATTCCCCTTGGGACCGCCAAGCAGAAGCGATAATTATAAAAAAATGGATAACAAACAATTAAATTTTAATCATATCATTCCGATAGAAGTGTTCCATGAAAGCGATGATGTTGAAGTAGAAATATTGATCAATGATCAATCTAAGTTTAAAAAGGTATTCACTGCGGCAGTAGTTCACAAACAATCTGTTGCATTTGATCATTTGTACGAATCGGGACAAAGGAACAAACTTAAATTTATATTCAGCGGCAAGTCCGAGGCAAAAACAAGATATCTTAAATTGAATTCGATAAACATCAACAGCCAAAATTTAAATGTCTTCAATGCAAATTATGTACCTACTATTAATCAAGAATGGTGGGATAGTTTGTCAGGGGACGACAAAGAAAAATATCTTGAAGTTATCTATGGAAAGAATGGTGCTACCTACGGATGGTATGGGACTGTCGACTTAGAATACATCACAGTGGTAGACCAAAAAGGTTACTTACAAAAACGATTATCAAAAGAAACAAACGACATTGAAGTAGAAGAAATTATATCACGAAAACTTGACAAAATATTTTTGTTTCAAGAAAATGTATTACCCTGGAACAATCAAAATGATTAATTGTTATAATTCATTCGACACACTTAAAGAAGTAATAATCGGCAGAGTTGATCCTGCAGTAATAAAACTGTGTGATCCTAGTCAAGAAAAACGTTTACAATATATTTTTAGCAAAACTGAAAAAGAGTTAAACAATATACAAAAAGTTTTAGAGCAACACGAGGTCAAAGTACACAGGCCGCAATTAATAACAAACACAAACATTAAGACTCCTTTTTGGAACGGCTCCGGAATAAAGATACCATTGACACCAAGAGATGTATTTCTTGTGATGGGCAATACTGTTATTGAATGTAGTAGTTGGGATAGTAGTTGTCTGTTTCAACCTTATTACTTTAGGAACGTGCTTTTAGATTGTTTGAATAGAAAAGCCAAATGGATTCAAATGCCTATGCCAAGACACAATTATGAAGGATATGAATTGTCATACGATGAAGAAGTTATAAATCAAGACCCTGTGCTAGACGGTGCGGCAGTAATGAGATATGGCAAGGATATTTTCTTTAGCGGAGCAGGCAGTCATAATGAACTTGGAGAGAAATGGCTTATGAATTTATTTCCTCACTATACGTATCATAAGTTAGATCCAAAAGTATTCAAAGGTCATCTCGACAGTCATTTAACAATACTGAGACCAGGATTACTGTTGACGTATCACAAGAGAGATGAACTGCCCGAGTACTTTAAAGATTGGGAAGTAATTCATGTTGATCCCAAACACGATCAATCGATCAGTAACAAACAAGAATTAGTTGATAGCAAAATACAAGATGATGACTTTGCAAACACAGTGTTAGCAGTAAACTGTTTAAGTTTGAGTCCAAACAAAGTAATGATGTTTGATCATTACAAAGATAACAATTATCTTTTAGATCAGTTTGCCAAACACAAAATTGAAATAGTATTTGTTCCTTTTACGTATTCACACTTTTTCAATCAAGGTATGACATGTATAAGTTTTGATCTAGTAAGAGAAACAAAAGAACTAGAGGATTACAAATGAAATTTGGATATTATTCAGACAAAGAAATACCAGAGAGCATAGCCAAAGATAAAAAGCCTATATCCGATTACAAAACAAACAGTCATGGTTATAGATGTCCTGAATGGCATCCATTGCCTTTAGGCAAAAAGAATGTTGTGGTGCTTGGATGCAGTCATACCTTTGGTGAAGGACTAGAAGACGGCGAAGTTTGGATTGATCAATTGTACAACAAAGTAGATCAAAATCGTTTACGTTTTTGGAATTTAGGCCAACCAGGAGCAAGTCCAGATAAGGTTGTGCGTATATTGTATGGTTGTGAGAAAATTATTTTTCCACAACACATAATTGTTTGTTGGCCTTTTTGGAGTCGCAGAGAAAGATTAGACACATATCCAAAAAGTCTAATGAGTTACGACGACTTATTAAAAAAAGAAAACGAACACACAGACAAAAACAATTTCTTAAAAAACGTATTCTTTGTAGAGAAGTTCGCTGAAAAGGTTGGAGCGTCTACATTCCATTGTTTTGCACAAGACGTTTATGACATACCAGATGTTGCAAATGTGTATTCTGAAACCTCAGTAAAACTTTGTTGGCCGCATTGGTCTAAACAAAAAAGTGACTCAGCAAATAGAATCTTAACAACAGAACCTAGTTTGGCCAAAGATGGTATGCACTATGGAGTCGAGCATCATAAACGTTTTGCTGAACTTCTCTACGGTAAGTTTGGCTCGAGATTAAAATAATCACTTATTTTTATTTTGCGTATATAATCTTGTTTCATTATATATAGATCAAGATCGTTTTGATTGTTCTTAGATGTGGCCACGTGTCCTAATATATTTTTATTTTTCAATATTTTTTTTGCACGTTTTGTAAACTTGTTGACATACTTAACGTTAAGCACATTTGGTTCGTTTAGATAGGCCCAGTGATGGTCGATGTTGTTTTTATCGGCAAACTCTATGATGTTGTCAAAGTCACAAACATTTAAGGCGCTGACTGTTGTCCAAAAATTAAGTTTAAACAATTTGTATTTTTTTTTAAGTTCTATATATTTTTGTAAAGTTTTTTTATAGTTCTGAAATTTAATTGGCCATCTCACATAGTCGTGAACATTGTCAGTTCCGTCAAAACTCATTGTAACAATAACCATTATCTTTTGTTTGAGTAGTTCCTCTACTTCTGGAATAAGTCTTGAACCGTTGGTGTTTATTCTAACAATTTTTACAGTATTTCGTAGACCACCCAACATCTCTCTATAATTTTTACTCGCAGTGGGTTCGCCTCCATTAATATCAACTTCAACTATTCTATCATGTGGCAGTTTCCAAAATTGATTGATATTGTTGATTCGTAAATACTTTTTATTAGTAAGACTACCTATCTTAGTGCTTAAGGTTGCGTTGCAGGTTTGACACGCACTATTACAAATATTATCCAACACACCACCAACCACTAGGTATTCTTTATGTTTTGGATACAATATCTTGTGTCTTTTTATACTTTTTAAACGTATGCTGTCACCCATGGCCTTTTCTGTTTGTTCACAACGAGTGCATTCGTTTGGCCAAATGTTTTTGTCCATTTTGTTTTCAATATCTTTTATCCAATTACTAGATTCAAGTTGTGTCAGTGAATTAAACTCCTTGGCATTGACCATGTGACCACACTTGCCAATTTTACCACTGGCCTGCAATCTAATAAAATGTTTTAATCTAGGACAATGCATCTTTGAATTCCTGTATTACGTTTTGCAAATTCACTGTTTTATTTAAAAAGTTATCTACAAGTTTTGTATCTATTTCGAAATTATATCTTATAGATTCAATTTGCTTTTTAGTGCCGTCAGTCAATTTGCTGACAGGGGGATTGTTATGATTTGGTATAAAAATATTTACATCTGTGTAATCATGAAAAGTTACAGGACCTTTGTAGTATCTATATAAATTAAATAACCAGTACACCTGTGGACAAAAATGTAAATTTAATATTTGTTTTGTCTCGATTTTTTCTTTTAAGACAGTATCTAGTTGTACATTTTCTAGAGATAAAAAACTGTTAACACCAGATACAAATCTTTTTTTTGGATCACGTAACAGAATGTTTACATGTTCTAGACTTTCTACTTCTTGGTCAATATAAATTTTAGCATCTGTAATTTTATGATATTTTTCTAAACTTGTGTATGCGTTTTTAAATATCATAAAAACATTTTTGTTGTGTAATGTTTTTAAAACTTTTACAGGAGATGTAAGAATTTTTTCTAGTTGCATTATATAGGAATCCGTTGATCAATCGGTCCTATAGATAATTCAGTGATGTGTATTTCTTTGTCTGTGTTAAAAGCGTTTAACACACTCTTAACCCAAACATCAACATCTGCCCCGCCTCGTCCTTGTGTATTGATGTGTCCAGGACGTATAACAGTGATCTTAGGCCAACTGCTTAAATTTTGTAATTGTTTCGATGACTCATCAAGAGCGACTTTTTGTATTCTATACTCTGCTTGTTCTTCCGGCACCTTTGGAAGTATGCTTACAATAGATCCTATGTTCCATATCCATTTGCGTTGCCCTTTCCATCTTTGCCAAACTTCAAAAAATAATTCTGTTTGAGCATATTGACTGATTGCATTGTTTATAAAAAGATCACAGGATTCAATTAAACCGGCAGTGTGTTTAACTCTTCTAATGTTTTCTCCCTCACTTCTTGATATTCCAACTATGGTATGACCGCGTTGTTCTAGTTGTTTGGCAAACGCTTGACCTATGCCTTTTTTGTGTCCTGTGATTGCAATTTTCATTTTAAATATTTAAAGTCGGAGCCTCCACTATTGGTGCCTTTCCGGTAAAGCCAAGTCGTGGTTTTATTTTTTGTAATTGTTTTTTGTAGTCATTATGCAACGGATGTGTAGCATTAAAAATATTCACCTCTTTGAAGTCACTGTAAACATTCCAGTCTTCTATTTTATTCAACCATACCCTGTCTGCATTGTAGTCTTTTCCTAGTTGAATTATATCTTCCATTTCGTGATAGTTGTCTTTTTGCACAACAAAGTGTAATATGAATCTAAAATTATATTTTTCTTTTAGGTCAGACATGCATTTCAGGTTCTCATTTATTTTGTCCCATCTACCTCCCAATCTCAACTTTTCGTACGTTTCTTTGGAAGCACCGTCAATACTGACTCCTAACTCCTTTAAGTTTTCAATTACCCAGGGAACCTTGTTATGAAAATCTTTGAACATCAAGCCGTTTGTAAGCAAACTGTATTTTATATTTTCTTTTATAGGAGTGTTCTCCATGAAGTGTCTATAAACATGCGAAGCAAAAGGATCACCGTCTGATCCTATATGCACCTGCATTGGATCAACACAATCCTCCAACCATTCATTGATCTTGTTGGCAAGTCTTACGCCAAGATCATAAGCGGAACCTTCTTTGTGAAAAATTAAAGATTTCCTACAACTTGGACATCTCAAATTACAACTGTCATCTATTGCAAGACGTAGATGTTTTATTTTAGGTACTGCACCTTGTCCTACTTTGCCTAATCTTATATAGGAGCATTGATGTTCATTGCAGTATCTATAAGTTCCGTCACTGACACTAGATTGTAAATATTTTCTAAGTTTACTATTATCGATAATATCTTTGAGAGATTGTATCTGCAGATTGCCTATACTTTGGGGTAACCAGGACTGACATTCACAAGCATAACATGATCCCATTTTGTCTATTAAAATAGTGTCATATGGTCTACTACAAACATTTTTGATCTGCAAATTTTTTGTAATGTCTATGTTATATCTATTGAACAGTCTCTCGTTAATCATATTGGTATTTAATTTTATAAACTAACCAAGATATCTTTTGTTGGTCAACCAACCATGCACTTTGTACTGTTCTACAAACTTTGGATGTTGGTTCAAATATCCAATTACGTGTGCTAGATTGTAGTAGGAATCTGTCTGCTTCCAGTTAGGAAAATGATTTGCAAAATAACTGTTACCCCATGTGCTGTTGTAGTGTTGGCTAAAATATTTGTCCTCGACTGTTTCACCAAAACAATTTTTTGTATAAAAAAATTTATCCATACTTTGTCTTCCAAAACTGCTATTGAGATTCCAAAACGTATCTGTGTTTTGACTTTTGTATATTTTGTTTGTGTCAGTCATGTTGTTTTTGCTCAACCATTGTTTTGCCAAGTGACACTGTTTGATTTGTAAAGTAGGATTCTCGCCTTGCCAAAACATTTCTAATACAGGCTGTCCCCAATTCTCATCGTCGTAATCAACGTGTTGCATGTAGAATCCTTTTTGGTCCTTGTACACATAAGGTTTATTTGATCCTGTGATGATACAACCATTTTGTAGCACTTTGCGATACACATCTGGATATCTAGTTTTTAAATTTAGTTCGTGTCCGATGTGGTGGAAACGCAGTTGCCAATTTGTGTTAATGATGTTGTGTTCAAAGTTATAGATACTGTTGCCTTCGTTGTGATCTAGTTTTTCTGCAAACAACAGTTCTGCCCCAAGCAGTTTGTCTTTGTTTGCTTGTAGATGTTGCATGGCTAATTGCACATCTTTGTTATAATGTGCATCTTTGTCTTTGGTGTACCAAACACAGATGTAATCTATTTTAATTTTATTGTCAATGAATCTTTGCAAAACAGTGTTGCTGTCTACACCACCACTGTAACATAAAACCAATGTGTCATATTTTTTACGTAGATGTTCACAGTGTTTACTTTCAAGATCGATTATGCTGTCCTTTGGTTCATGGCTCCAGTCTGTCGCTTCCCAACTGTCATCTCTCAAATACGCTTTGTAAGGATACTGCGGATTGTGTATGGCATATCGGATTGCTAACCATTTGTTGCTGAAAAACTTATCGCCAACTTGCCAACCTGTTCGTTTATCGTAGTTCATATATTTGTAAAAAAGTGTAAAAGTTTTCTAACCATATGTGTCCTATTACCATCCAAAAAATAAAAGGAAGAAAGTTTACCTTTGGAAATTTATATGCAATCGTTGTTGCAACCAAGTACACAATCAAATTAAAGACGCCATAGCCAGTCTGCTGTTCTCCTACTGCAAAAACCACAACAGCAAGTATCAGAAAGATTGTTATTTTTAAAATAGAATTATTTTTAGGAATGATCTTAACAAAATGTTTTGCAAATTTAATTGCTAAGGTCAACATAATCAAGTTTACAAAAAGTAACAACCACCAATTGTTTGCCAGTAGTTCTAAAGGTTGTGTGCTAGAGCCTTCCCAACCTTTTATGTCCAGCAGTTGAAATAGAATTGCTTCACTGCCCGTAATGGGTATGCCAAACATCAACAAAGGAAACAGTTGTGTAATACTACCACTGTTGTTGGCAGTCTCACTGCTTGTAAGACAAAATGTATTTCCTTTCTTGTATGTGCTTTGTTGAATTTTTTTCTCTGCAATATAGGCCAAATGACTTGCACTAATTGTGGTCAGTCCTGGCAACATTCCTCCTACACTGCCAATTAAGGATCCTCTCACAACAGCATATTTGTGTTTAATCAGTTCTTTGATTTTATCAAATTGTTCTACAATAACAATCTTTTGTTTTGTTGTATCTTTTACTGTCATGACTTCCTTCATACATAAAAGTCCAGCGGCCAATGAAAAGTAACTGATACCCTGACTTAAAAACAAAAAGTTAAAATTGTACAAAGGAACATTTGAATTGATACTGACTCCTATGTGGCATAAAGCAAGAGCCAACACAATCAGACCAAGGTCCAACCATAGTTTATTTTTTGTCGTTAATATCAAACTGAGACCAACTGCCATGAACAAAAGCATTCTTTCTAGACTTGTCAGTGTCAATTGCATACTTGATGTGGCCAACACTGTAATGAAAAGTAATCCAAACATTGTGCCTACAAAACTGCCTACGCCTGTGAGAAATATGGAACGTTGTCCACTTCCTTGTTTTGAAAGACTGTATCCTTCTACCACTGCAGGAAAACTGCTGGCCTCACCTGCTATGCCAAGATATATTGCTGTGATACTTCCAAAGTATTGAGCACTGCATACCATACAGGTATAGAACATCAAAAGTTCTACAGGTTGTAGTCCCAACAAGATAGGATACAACATGGCAATGGCAACCAACATACCCACTCCAGGAATCAAACCACAAAGTATGCCAACAGCACCACCAAATAATGCAATTTGTATTAGATCAAACATTAGCCGTTAGGCTCTGAACTGTACTGGCCCCAACTTAAAGTTTTTTCCATATCAACCTGTGTCTGTTGGTCAAAAAACAGAATCAATTTTTTGTTGTTGGCATAAGTTCCAAATTCGCCTGTGTTGTTTTTGAAATCTTGTTCTAGGCTCTGCGAAATAATTTTTGCTATGTTGTCTTTGTCATTGAACACATACCACGTGCCAAGAAATGCTCTTGTTAATTTTTTGTTGTCAAAATGTTGTGCAAGTATTGGGGCGTCAACATCAAGTTCGGGTAGTGTTCGTAACAGAATTTTGTATTGGTCTTTTTGTTTTGTCAATCGCAAATAGTGACTGTACGTGGTCCATACAGCATCAACTTCTCCAGATGCTATGCCGGCTCTCATCTTTGAACTGCCATTGTAACCAACAAACACGTGATTGTTTCCAAATGCCTTGTTCAATTGATTGTGCCAGCCTTTCTCCACATCACTGCTACCGCTGTAACCTATCTTTAATTTGGTGTTGCTGAACTTGTCAAGTTCAGTGCCTTGACCGTTTGTGTTCACGACCAAATACAAGCCTTGTACTTTTGACACAATGGGTTTTGCATTTTCAAAACTTACATAAGGACATGCAGGGTCATTTTTCATTTTGGACACCAACTGATAATAATTTTCATAGTGTGTCACAAAGGTGTTGCCGTTTTGTTGTTTGACCAAAGCAAAACCTTTACAGGCGTTGCCTGGAGCAATTGCATTCAATTTTATTCCGTTGAACTTGCCTGACTGACTGTCTTTGGCAATCAACTGTGCTATGGCGTTTGTGGATCCTTTTGTTGATCCTGTAACAATTATGTTGATCTGTTCTGCAAACACTGTGTTTGACATCAAGAACAATACAACTGCTGTTAAAATGTTTTTCATGTGTGCTCCTACTTTAATATTTTAAATTAACCCTTTTGTTTTGTCAATAGTTTTATTTTTCTGTTTGCAATGGGTTTGCCTCTGACTGCCGCTACCCAACGTTCCTCGGGTCCACAGTTGACTGCACCATGTGGTGTTGTCAGCACATTAATTTTGTAACAGTCTCCGCTTTTCCAATCTGTGATTGCGTCCTTGCCCCACATGACCACTTGTCCTGGTGCCCAGTCATTGAGGAATACTAGATACTTCTCCCAGTCCTCGTCTGCCATGAAGTCATAGTGCATCCACAACATGTCTCCCGGCATTTGCCTATTGATTTTGACCAAACTGTAATCTGTGTTCTCATACTGTTTGGGCATGTGCAATCCTAGGTCAGCAATCATTTTTTCAAATGGAGCGTAAGGCTTTTTGCATATTTCTGTTGGCAGTTCACTGTACAATGTCTGCTGTTTGTTGACATATTGAGTGCTTTCGTTTTTGGGAAACGGTGATTGCTCTCTTTGTTCTTTGACTCTCCAGTTCCACACAAACCAATCTGCTCTTACCCAATCATGATCTTTTAAATCTGATCGTATGGTTTCAAAATCCACTTGCAGTCTTCCTATGTATTCGTAGTCAGATTGTATTGGCAGTTTGTCCAATCCTCTGAGCGTACGAGCATGATCCCAACGGTTATCCATATTTTTTTCCTATTAATACTAGATACAGAATTGTATCATACGGAAGGGCGTTCTGTCAAGCAGTAAAGAGCAGTTGCTCAAGCGTCCTAGTTACTCCGACGTCACTGTTGTGGCGTTGTAGAAATATTTACCAGTTGGCTTGTCCGCTGATGCTTACAATGGTTCTTGGTTGTGCAGTGTCATTGACCACAGCATGAACGTGTTTATCTGTGTTGAGCCATAGACCTCGATCAGTGTTCATGGGCACCAATCCCACTGTGGCAAATTTAAAATACACTTGATCACTTGGGTCTAAATTAAAATAGATTTTTTTACGTGGCAATCTATCACGATGCCCGTCCATGTGTATGCCTATGTGTCCACCTGGGGCCAATGTGTTGCAACTGACACTGACAATGTCAGTGAACTTTTTTTGTTCAGCAATGTCTGCCAATGGGTCAAGACCCACGTGTCGCAACTGTGCCACAGAAGGATTTTTTAGGTTACGCATGGTCCATCCTTGATTGGTATCACCGCCTGGTTGATCCTCTTCAAATAGTGTGTGATCAATTTGTCTAAGTTGGTCAATGTTCACGGCTGTGTCATAGAACCAAGCACTGGCAGTGTTCCATCTGGCAATCCAATGAGCACCCATGTCACGTGCAAAATAGTCTCGAATGTGCAGGGGTTGATCTGTTTCAAATGTGACACTGTGATCAATTGCAAATTCGTGGTGATCATAGATTTGTTCACCGTACCAACCGTTGGTCAACTGTTGACTCACTGTGCTTCTGAATTCGCTGTAACTGTGATGCACGGGCATGAACACTTGATGATCTTTGATCACTGTGCCATGTGTGCATTTGCGGTTTTGATCATGCATTATAAATTTAAGATGCTGTATGCTGATACCATTCAGTTCAATGTCACTGATCTGCAACCAGTCATGATCAGTTTCAAAACAAATAACTTGCCAACCCTTACTTTCAAAATAGATCACTTCGTGATCTTTAATTGAGTAGGTGTCTCCATTGATTCGACACTGACCCTGTTTTTGTTCAAAAATTATTTTCATGTGATCAGATTATTTTTGTCAATAAATTCTTTCAACAGTCTCGCCCATCCATGGTGTCCTCTTTTGTTTGGATGTGCATCGTTCAGACTCTTGGTCCAACCATTCTTGGCGCAGTACTCAAAATGACTCTGCACATAGTCTTTGTTGGGCACTGTGACTTTGAACATACTTTTCATACGATTGTAGATGCTCATGTTTTCCTTTGCATGTTTGCTGGGTGTGAAATTCATAAATTGTGTCTGATCAACTGCGTTGTACAGCACATCTAGGTCGCCTTCTGTGGGTAGGTCATTTGTCAATGCCCAATACATCACATAGGGTATTTTGTGCAGTTTGAAAAAGTTCTGTAAGGTCAATATGTTGTTGTACAATTTTAATGCACTACTGGCATCTATGTCACAGTCTTGGTCACGGCTGATCCAATCATCTTCCCATGTACGCCATGAGGCCCATTGTCTCGAGAACTTGGCTATTTCATACTTGTAGCCTCTTATGCCTCTGTCAATAAATTCCTGTGTTTTAAGTTTGTGTACATAGTCCCATCTATGACCACTGCTCCAACCTATGCTGACAAAGGTATCCTTCATGCGTTCAGGATTTTTTAAGAACCAATGGATAGTGGTCTGCACACATCGATCATTGCCTCTGCCACCTTTTGCAAGGTTCATAGTAGGACCAATGTCTAAAAGTTCGCCCAGTTTTTGATGGCAACTTAAAAACTTTTTCTTGGTACTAAAACTGCAACCGTTACTGAGGTGATGTTTAATCATGTGTTATATTTAATTTCAAAGATCCTTCTTACGCAAATTTACGCTAACGCTTTTTCTAAAATTTACGCTTCGCTTCGCTCTATTATTTCCCTTTGAAATACTTGGTAATTTTATCGTCTTCATCTTTGTATTTTTCATGATCGGGTAATGGATCTTTTGTTTTTGTAATCTGAGGCCATTGTTCTGCGTATTTTTTATTGAAGTCAACAAGTTCTCCGCTGTCCATTGGTTCTATGGCATCAACAGGACACTCAGGTTCACAGACCCCACAGTCAATACATTCATCAGGATTAATCACAAGCATATTTTCACCTTCGTAAAAACAGTCGACCGGGCACACCTCAACGCAACTAGTATGTTTACAAAGTACACATTTTTGATTAACTACGTAAGCCATTACTCTCCATTATGTAATCATTCTGCCATTTGTCAACTATTTTGTAATTTAGACTTGATAGATAATCTATTGCTTCATTAGGTTTACCTTTTTTCCATAGCACTGCTGAACCATTTTCTTCCACAACAATTAATGGATTGTATGTTTTAATAGTGTTTGTGGCTCCTTGTAATACTTTTAGTTCGTGTCCTTCTACATCTATTTTTATATAATCAACATCTTCAAAAACAAAACTGTCTAGTGTTTTTTGTTGAACTAGCACTTCAGGCTTTTTCCTATTGCCCTGTTGCTCTAATATTACACCACCAAAACTTCTTACGAGATCAACTTTGTCACCTAATGCAGTTTCAAAATATTGTGTATTAGTGGGAAGTCTTTTAATTAGGTTGCTTTTTATTCTGTAATCAAATGCTTTTACACTTGCAAAATGTTTTGATAAAGGTATTGTAAAGTCTCCGTCTCTACAACCAACGTCAACAGCGGTTCTAAAGTTTTTTATATGAGGTTTTGATGCATTGAAAATGTCCAAACAATTTTCTGCGTTTAAATTGGTCATACTGTATTTTATTACATCTAACGGAATTTTTCAAGTGTGAATCCTTTAGAATCATAGCACTGTACAAATTCTGAATTGTTTGAATACCGCACTGTGCCTTGACCCCACACAACATCATGATCATGATACGAAAACGGTCTTGGTATTGTAACATCGATGTATTGTCCATTGCCAACTCCTAGGGTCAAGAAAGTTACGTATTTGCCTTTGTCTCCTCTAAACACTCTGCCGTTAGCAATCATGCCTGCAAATTCAATCTTGTCCATGTATAATTCTTTCACATACATACCAGGCATAAAATCTTTGTTTGACCACCAACCGTACTTTCTGTATTGAAATTGTGGAGTGTCCCATTGATCAGAATTAGATGGGGTCACAACATTTATGCCCACACGTTTGGCCTCTGTTCTGTATACCCAACGTCTATATGATCCATGACAGTGTTTCAAACAGGCTTGCCAAAATTTTTCTGGGTTGTGTGCTTTCTGATAGGCCAATGCCCAAATTAATCTGCCCAAGTTTACTGCATGAGCTCTGCACAAACCAAACCCCGACAAACTCTGTAACATTTCTATAATTGCATTTTTCTTAGGATGTTTGCCTAATCTAGTTGTAAATTCAAATATTTTTTCTTCGTTCTTTTTGGCAAATGCTCTACGATACATATCTGCTTCATACTTGTCTATCTTCAAAACTTCTGCTATTCTGTCGATAGCATCGTCTTCGTATACTATTGTGTCTTCCATTTTTTCTTGGCTCCAGTCATGAAACATGGTTGCTTTTTTTCTACCTGACACTGCTACTGGTCTTACTAGTGCAGTCGCAAACACACAGTCTTTCATTGACTTGGGTTGTATTGCTCTAAACAATCTTCTCATAGCCGGAGACTCTGCTTGAGTAACTCCTAACACATCACCTCTGCACAGTAAATCAGATGTGGCTTTGTCTTCCACAGGATAGTCTGTTAATCTTGTACAAGGATCAACTTCTAATAACTGACTAAGTCCTCTGTTAGCCAGTATGTCAACTTTTAGGTGTTCTAAATCTTCAACTTCATTTTTGTCCAGCAGGATTTGATTTTCCGCTGTGAATAAACTTTTTGGTAATTGTCTTCCAAACATTATTATGCCTCCGCAGTGTTTTGATATACATCTTTTTTTGCCCATCAATTTGCGTTCAATCCGTTTTGCTTCTACGGGATCAACACCAACTGATTCGTATGTGAATCTGCGAGGGAGTCTACCTTTTGCACCCAAACGTTTAGCCGCTTCACGCTTAGCCGACTTATCCTTATAAAGCACGTAGTTTGATATACGAGCCGAGCGTCCGGGCCACTGTTTGAATATTCTATTCATGACTTCTCCCTGACGATAATGGGGGAAATCAATATCAACATCAGGTAAGTCATCTCTGGTAGGATTTAAGAATCGTGCAATGGGTATGCCCCACTTCACAGGATCCACATCTGTTATGCCAAGTAGGTAACAGACCAAAGACGAACCAGCCGAACCACGAGTCATATGGGTGATATCTCTCGTAATTGCTAGTATGTCACATATTTGGATGAAGTAGTCTACGAAACGTAGTTGAAGGATGATGCGAGTTTCATCAGCAAGCCTTTGCGTGTATTCTTCTGTGCCTGGACATTGCCTAATAAATCTATCGTATAGCCTTGTTATGTCGTTTAGTTCTTTGTCTTTCATTTGCCTATGTTTTTTTTAGTTTGCCTGTTTTTGCCTTGAGCAATACTAATTATCTAACTTAGGAATTATAGTGGGGTTTTTTGGTATTGTCTTAATTTACTTTTTGGCACATCAACATCACGATGATCGCACACTGCTTTAATTACACAGTCGTCACATCCAGGCGAACTAGATCTGCATACCAACTTGGCGTGTGTTATTAACCACATATGAGCACCGTATTTGTATTTGTCGGGCGTGGTGTTGTTTACAGTTATACTTGCTTTTGCTTCATTAAGATTGTCTGCCCAACCCAGTCTCCATAATAATCTAAAAACGTGTGTATCAACTGCTATGTGTGGTTGCCCCCAAACAAATCTCATTACAATGTCAGAACTTTTCCTACCAACTCCCGGCAGTGTCATTAATTCTTTTTGTGTTTGTGGCACACGTCCATTAAAATTTTCTAACAACATTTTGCTTGTGGCAAGAATATTTTTGCTTTTAGCATTGTGAAGTCCTGCAGGTCGAATTGCTTCAATAACGTCTTCTTGAGATATTTTAATCATATCTTCTGGAGTGTCAGCAAGAGCAAACAGTTGTCTACAAGCCACAGCCGTTCTCTTATCTTGACTCTGTGCAGACAACATAACACCAATTAAACTAGTGTAGGCTTTGCTGTAAATTTTTGCTTTAGGTTTTTTGTTTGTGTATTGTGGATATGTTGTACTTAATTTTTCGTACAGATATTGTATGTCATTACTGTTCTTCATCCGAGTGCAATTCATTTAACAGTTGTCTTAGTTTTCCACCTTCTACTGTGGCTTTTACTTTGCCCACGTCGTCGCCTTTTCTAGGATCTATTTCTTTGGGTTTGTCTGGAGACACTTTGCTTTTTTGTTTCAATGAATCATATATAGTTGATGATTGTTTTTTGAACTGTTGATAATCTGCATCTTCAGCCAAGTCTCTAATTCTCAATGTATCAATATCAAATTCTAAATCTATTTTTTGTCCTACTCCCGAACTTGATCTTGTTTTCATAAACTGTATTTGATATCTGCCACGTTCTTTCATTGCTCTTGATGTGAATATACCAAACACGTTGTCTGCTGTTTGTATTTTACTTAGACCGCCACTAATGTGAGAATGATCAAATTCAATTTCTTCAACACTAGCTCTGTTCAACTGAGATGCTGTACACATCAGCATGTTGCTTTCTGCCGCTAAATTTCTTAGTTCTTCTGATACATACTTGTCTTTGATAAACAAGTCTGCTGGACTTATTCTTTTTGACTTAGGCATCATGAGATCCAAATAGTCAATCAAAACACAATCAATTTTCTTTTTATTTTTTAATTCTAATTCTTTAATATAAGATTTAACGTCCAACACTGTGCTTCCACTTGACAGATATTTGATTTGTAAGTTACCTGACTTCTTCGCTAACATCTTGACTTTCATTTCAACATTATCAATTTCAGGGAAAACTTTTCTTGTGGGTATACCTGTAATCATAGCATCAATTCTCATGGCTGTTAATGCTTCACTTAATTCAAAACTTATGTACAATGTGTTCAAGCCAGCAGTGGCCCAATTCACAGCAAGATTCTGCAAGAACAAACTTTTACCTGCACCTGATCCGCCTGCAAAAATATTAAGTTCTCCTCGGTTAAATCCACCAAACAGTTTCTTGTCCAAATTGGCCCACCCTGTACTAACTTGACCGTTGGAGTTTTTTAAGTTCTCCAATCTACCTTTTGGATCTTCAAAGTAGTCTGTACCCATGTCACGAGTCAATCCAATGTTGACTGCGTCTTTGACCTTGTCTTCAACAGGAGCATAATCACCTTTTTCTAATAAGTCTGCTGATTCAAGTATTGCACGTTCTAGTGCTTTGTGTCGGGAAAATTGTTCAAACTCATCTAGTAACCAATTGAAGTGACTTGGATCTAGATCTTTTGCTGTCTTTAATTTAATGTCATGTTTAGCATTGACTTGTTCAACCTCTGGCAACACTTTATATTCATCTACATAATCTTTTATAAATGTTGCAATTGGTTGTAATTTTCTATCAAAAGATTTAGGATCAAATATATTCTGAGCTCTAGCATATGATTCAGCATCTGCCATCATCATTTCTAAATATAATTTTTGTACATCAAAAGTATAATCAGCCATACATCTTTCTCTTTAAGTCTATTTTAAGTTTACTACTTTCTGTTGTTTTAAGTATCGATTGTATAGTAAACAGTCTACCATATTTTAACACAGCCTCCGCTACATCTCCAACCGTTTTATCCCATTCTGGAAAAGCAACACTCCATCCAAATTCTATTGCTTGATTTACAAGTTTTTGTCCAGGTGCGTCTCTGTCTGGTACAACAATTACCTGTCTGTTTAATCCATTAATAAGATCTCGCTGTGTATCATTTATCTCTGAACCAAGTATGCTAACACCAGAAATGGTAATTGCATCAAATGGTCCTTCTGTCACTAATACAAACTTTCTTGACCAATCTTGTGCGTCCATGTTGAAAACATAACCAGGTTGAACATCAGTAAAATATTTAACTTTTTCTAATGGCTCAAATAATCTGCCGGTGAAGCCTACAACATCACCACGCCAATAAAATGGAATTAATAATCTTTTGTTAACATCAAAATAATTATTCGAAGAATACATAAAGTCATACCAATCAGGACCAATACCTCTGCTTGTAAGATAATTCAACAAACTGTCAATATTTTTTTGTTCAGTGGCTGTCAGTGTTGTGTATTGTGTAAGCCAAGTTTCTAATTTTTTTGTTTGATTTGGCAATTCTTTTTTGTTAAATGACACAAATTTTTTCTTTTCATATTTAATATCACCTTCTTCATATCTCATTGCCTCTATTGCCAATTTACGAATTGTGTCGTCGGCAATTCCTATGTAGCTCATAAACAAACGCATTTTTTGTGAAAGTCTTCTGCCAATTTGATAACTGGCTTTGAAACCACAATTGAAACAGTGATAAGACACTGTGCCGTCAGCACTTGTCATTAGGCCTCCACGTTTTTTCTTGTCTTGAGTTTCTCCGTTGTGTATGCAACAAGGTGCATTGAAGGCAATCCAACCAGATGGTGTTTTTTTACGGCCAGCAGGCAACGATGTTAGAATAGTAGACTGGATCAGGTTCATAGTCTATATTTTACTGTCTGTATAAGATTTTGTCAATGGTGCCGGTATTACCACTAGCGTTGTCCCAACTAAATTTAATAAATTGGTAAACACCGTTGAAGTTGTAGTATTTGACACCTGTGCTTGGTAAGTCTGTAATTGTATTAATTGTGAAGAAGTCTGTCGCCGCAGGAGATGTTGTCATACTTCCTAACACTTTTAAGGTGCCAGTAAATCCGGCAGTGTAAACAGCAATGGTATGTAGTGCATCATTGTTGTTTTGTCCTGGATACCCTTGTATTGTTTCGTTGGAAACATATTTTAAAGGATAAGGATTGTTGCTGGTATTTGCTGAGAAGGATTCTGCAGTTTGACTTGCAACAAATTGCGGAAAGCCACCGTCTAGTATTTCTACTGAACCAGCAGAATTATATCCTGTATCAGCATAGGTTACTTGATATGAAGTGCTTGAACCATCAGTTAGTATTTCTCGCACAGAATAATTATAAAATTTGCTATCAAGACCTAGTAAATCACCATCTGATATGGTCACTGATGCTGTGCCTTTTGTTGCAGTAGATGAACCGTCATCTAAAATGCTTAATGTACGTGTTAAAACTGCTTTTTTGCTTTCAGTATCGATGAGAGCAAACTCAAATGTCTTGCTTGTAACGTCCTGTGCTTTTTGATCTTCGTTCTTAAAGGTGAAAGTGACAGGGTTTGAAACTCCTCTGAATATTTTTAATCTTCTGTCGTACACTTTAGAATTTCTCCCGTGATAACCATTTATATAGGCTATTACCAAATTTGTAAGTAAATACCTTGATACTGTTTGCATATAGCATATTTAACAGTATTTATTGAATAGCATGAATGAAGTTTTTGAAACATTAGGAAAGAAATTTCCCTTTTTATCACTGATACGCAAGGCAGACCTTGAGTTTATTGGAATCATATCTAATCAAGATAGTCAAGTAACTAGTTTCTATGATTACGGTAGAATACTATTGCCCGAGGACAAAATGAAATATTTAAAACTTGGTGAAACTTGGTGGTGGGAGTCCAACAGAAAAATACCAATTAATATATTTTTAAAAGGTGATTGGAAGTATTTTAGATCAACGCTTATAGCAATTTCTACTAAAGATGCAGAAATCGTTCACGGCCCGTGTGTGCGGTTAAGTGATATTGCCAAGAAGAGAGTCAAGAGAAGAACTATCCAACTAGTGAGAAGACCTATTTAATATAACGCAAAAAAAAAGCACGATATCCACCGTGCCATTTTATTTCAACATTTTTCTTTTCCCAAATGGTTTGCCATTCGGGTAAACATTCGCGAACCCATGATTTTATTTCAAATGTTTTGGTCACAGTCAACTTGGAAGGTCTTTTTGTTTTTTTTACTAGATCAAGTTGTCTGGCTAATTCAACGCCATAGTTCCAATCATCAGGTAGTTCTACTGTTGGGAGTTTGTATTTTTTAGTGAGATGTTTTTTCCGGTTGTACACTAAAAGCATATTTACCTTTTGTAATTAAATTCATCTGAACTACAATAGCCTGTGCATATGCAACTGCATGTGATTTTTTAAAGAAGTAACTGCCATCTGTTGGTTTAACCCAAACTTCTTGCATTATGTCATTCCAATTTTTATGCATTAGGCTTCTTTTGGCTGGCCTTATTATAGCCAACACAGCCGCAAGTTGTTCTATATTTTTTGGTTGCAGTTTTGAGACTATACTGAAATGTCCGTTAAGATGAAACAGTTCATCTACAAAACATTGTTCATTAAGCATTTTCCAGTCTGGTTCTTGAATCATAAGTTCAACTAGTTCTTGCTCATTTTTTACATCTTTGTAGATGCTTACATTCAAACAGTCAATTTTAAAATATCCTCTTTCTTCTGCTTTTTTGTAATCTATACTAGAATACCCTGTGACAGGTTCTTTGGGTATGTTGTGAAAGTATACACCTGTTTTGTGTTTTTCTATCTTATCCTCTTTAATGATAGATGCAGGAGTATGTTTAAACAATTTTAATACTTCGTCTCGATCAATAAAATCTATATCTACATCAGGCATTAGTGTAATTTCTTTTTGTTGTGTTTTATAAAATCTTCTTTTGTTCCTGGTTTTAGGATTTCTAAAACTTGTAACATTTTTCTGTAACCGGCAGTGTGCTGTGTTTCGTTTGTCATCTCAGGTAGTATAACTTTTCCAATTGATCCATCTTTCTTTATTACTATTACGCTATCTCCAACTTCCATGTCTAAATGATCATCTATCTCAATATTAAATTTACTCAATGTGTGCCTCCTTGGCTGTTTCTTTTACAAACAAAATATCTGCTGGATAATTTTTAAATTTGTTACTCCAAAATTTTGGATCTATGTAAGTTTGTATCATTTGTAATTGTTCGTCGCTTAATGATTTTAGCATCTTCTTGCCAGCATCACAACCTAGTACCAACCACGGTGATATCTTTCCTGATTGGATATGTTGTACTGCACGACTGGTGTTTACTAATCTAAAATAATCAGACCACTGTACATTTTGTTCTTGTGCCCAATCCATCATAGTGGCTATGGATCTCCTTAGTGCCGCTTCTACAGGTTCAGTTTTTAATGTGTCTTTGAGATATTGTTCATACAAATCATCTCTGCTCCAATGATCCAATTTTATTTTTGACAATATAACATAGTCAATGTATTTTTCAGGATACAACGGGTTGGTATGCATCATGTAACGACCAAATTTAACAAATGCATTGTAGTAAGAACTTTCACAAAATTGGTCATACGTTTTTGATTTTGTTGTTCTTTGGTGTATCTCGTAAAATCTTTGGAAAACAATAAATCCATTCTGTACCCATTTCTCCGATTTTTGTAAGTGTCTTCTTTTAGGTTCACACATATGCACTTGTAGTGTTCGTTCTCTTTGAAAACTTTTATTACAATATGGACAAGTAAAACTATTCATTCTCTAATTCTTTTTTTACTCTTCCTAATCCATGAAAATTTTGTAATAAATTTTTATTATGTTTTAGTATTGGCATCATTTCATTATACATCATTTTTAACTCATTAACATCTTTTTTATGCAACTCCTCTATTATGTCTGCAATTTTTTTTATTTTAGTGTGTGAATTATCATTGTCATATGATTCGTCCCACCATTTATCAAAGGTCTTAAAACCCATAATTTTTAAATAGGCCAATGAGCCATTGTCACCATTTATCACAAAAGGATTGCCATATGCAATAGCCTTGTATGTTTTTTCTGTAATAAAAATACCGCTGTGTTCTTTTTTGGTCTCATTTGACACCCATAAAAAACTATGATCAAATATATGAGTTTCGTCAAAAGTTTTGTCAAAATGAGAATTTATTTTATTGTCAAAATTTATTGGCAGTAGTGATATAAATTTATTTTTATTCTTTTTGAAGTCTTGGAATTGGTCCATGTAAGTGTCAGTATTGACATCATCGTCAATCCAATTTGACTTTTTAGATTCTACAACGTTTTCATAATTTGTGCAACTTATCATGCCCTTGTCTAATAAATTTCTTCTTTGTAGTTCATAGATCATGCCTAGTCTATGATGTGCAACTCTTTTACTTTGGCATAAACATGCAAATGATTTATCAAACTTTTTATTAATCATATGATTCTTAGTGTGTTCTGCTATCTGATGCATAAAGAAATCAAATCCTATGAAGTTGCATTTAACACTGTAACCTTTTTGTTGCAAACTCTTTATCTGAACTGCTTCATTGAATACATGCGGCACCAACCAAGTGATGTTTTCTTCCGCAACACCTCGTTGTGTAAAGTTTCTTATCACCCTGGAGTAAGGTATATCTTTGAAGTCGGGGGTTATATTAAATTTGTTTTCTTGCCAAGCATATGTGTTAAACAAATCCCATTGTTCGGTAACCATTGATATTAATGGCTTAATTTTGGATTGTTGCATTAGCAAGTAAACATCATTTGGAATTTTTTCTAAAACTGGATCAATAGTAAATGGGGTTCTAATAAAAATTGGAAGATATGTAATTTTGTTAGGATCTAACTTTTTGTAGTTTACTCTTGGAATGTCGCTCCAAACATACTGTGAAGCATCTATTAGCTCAGACAGTGAATCAACTAAATTTAAATCAATAAAATTAATTTTTGATTCCATGTGCCTCTAATAATTCTTCTAGTTCTCGATCTGTAATTATTTTATCAAGTGTTTCTAAATCTGTTTCTTTAGCATTAGGAAAAAGTGTTTGCAGTTGTTTTAAACTTTTGTTTGGCACACGTTTCATCGGTTTTATCCACGGATGAAATTGTTGTTTTAATCCTCCACACATGGCTGTTAATATCCAGCACAACTTTTTATGTTTACTAGACAATGTGAATAGATGTTTGTTAACACACTCGTTGATCATTTCAACATAGTGTTCTTGATAAAATTTGTCTCCGGTCACACTAGATGCATATCTCATTATCATGTAAGGACTGTATAACGATCTTTCTTTATCATCGATCCTATCAAAATAATCTTTGTTTCTGTAGTCAACGGCTTTGAGTCCATTACGCAGTTCGAAAAATTTTCTAGTAGTAGTTTTTGGTTTTGGTTTCTTCATATATCAGTCTAAATTTTGTTGCATGTTTGTAGTCTTTAAATTGTATTTTTACATATTGGTGTAAAAACTGTATTCCTCTTAATTCAATATTATACTCTTTGATCAAATCAAGCAAGTTTGGAAAAAAGTCTTTAACCATCCACACAGGTTCTTTTTTGTTTTGATTACCAACTGGCATCATCATGACAGGTGCTTTTATTTTTACAAAACTACTGTTTATTTTTTTTTTAGAAGCATTGGCCATAATCTAATTGTTCGCATTGTCTAGATATGTCTTTAACAAAATATGCACACTGTGGATTCTTTCCATCAGTTAAAGGAATCGCTAGTAGTTGACCTGATTTTATTTTTGGAAAATACCATTTTACTTCTGTATAGATATCTACGATGTCTATTTGTGCAAACTCAGGCATTCCGCCTGTAAGTGGATTAAAAAGAAAAGCATCAAAGCCTCGATCATTTAAACTTGTTATAGGCATTACGTGTAGTTCTCCTTGTTCTGCTTCTCCTATAACCATTTTCCAATCTAGTGGAACATTGACTTTGTAGTTCCCTATTTGCAATACTGCCGCTGGTGCGTTGAAACTTTCTAAAAATATTAATGGTATGTAAAAATAATCTGGATTGGTTGGATCTGAATTGTCCAATACAGCAAACCTCATTTTTTCATCTACAAACTCGGGTATTTTTTCTAGTTTGTATGTTTCATTATCAAGTGAAAGAATTTTCATAATTTATCTTTTCTATATTATACGGGTAATTTGCCTCTTTGTAAAACTTTTTTCTTTGTGTTAAATGCCTTTTGGCAAATTTACAACTACTTGTGATATCCCATATTTCTACGTGATCTTTGTCTTTTGCCTTCCTAATCCCTCTGCCGATTGATTGTATCACTCTCACAAATGATTTTCCTGCTTCTATGAGAACAAGATTAAAAATCCTAGGAATATTAATGCCAACACTGGCAACTCCATATGTGGCAATAATAACTTTATTTTTTGAAAGTTTAACTTCATCATATTGTTCCTTTCTATCTAAGTTTTTTGTTGATCCTGATATAAAAACTGATCCGGTTATTTTCTTATTAAGTATTTCACCTGCACTTATTCTGTCTACAAGTATTAGAGTGTTTCCGGAACTTGCAATAGTGTTTATCGTTTTAGCCACATAGGTCATACGTTTGTCGTCTGTGGTTAACCATTTAAGTTCTTCTGGATAATTGCTAAACTGTTTTGTTTCCAAAGTCTGTAAAATATTCACATTACAATTTGCTAACACACCTTTGTCTTGCAAGGTGCTAGCCGCTATTTTGTTTACAACTTCTCCAATGGAACATTTGATTCCCATAAATTCATATTCTGCTTTTGGCACAGTCCCAGTCAATCCCCAACGTATGCCACAGTGTGCAAAAGGACCGGTCAACAATCTTTTTAAAACATCTGCTTTGGCCATGTGTACTTCGTCAATTATAATTGTGTTGATGCCTTGTATGGCTTCTTTGAATTCTGCCGAATGTTCGTCCTTGCTTCTTTTTTCTAGTATGTTCAATGATTGCCAGGTGGCTATTGTGTTGTATCTGCCAACTTCTTTTCTGTCACCGTAGTAGACTCCTGTATCCAAATTACAAGCCAAGAAATCTTCTTCAGTCTGTGTTACTAGACTTTTGTTTGGAACTATTGTCAGTGTTCTGCCGTATGGTTCGACCAGTTGGCACAGTGCCGCAGTAATAATGGTCTTACCTGCACCAGTGGCGATCTCTTGTATGCATTGTGGGTTTTCTATAAACTTGTTTATAGTTTCCACTTGATAATCTCTCAATACAATTGGTTGTCCTGCACAAGGATGTCCTGCAGGCCAGTTGATATCACTTAGATAATTTTTATCAATTGACTTAAACTCAAAATTATGAGGTTGTCTTTGATCTTCAAAGTCAACATACACCCCACCTTCTTCTAAAATAGGTAAAACTTTATCAACCATGCTCAAGTAAGTTGTGCCACCCAAACCAAAAAAAGCAATTTTGCCGTCCCATCTTCCAAGTTTTACTGCTGGCAAATGTCTGGCATATGGAATTTCATATTTGAATTTATTGTGTAGACGTTGTCGCCATTTGAGATCCAAATTTTCAAATTTAACGTTTACTTCGTCTTTTATTATTAGTTTACATGAACTCATAGTTTTTTTATAGCCCGACTCTGCCACTCATAACTTGTCGGTTGTGCATCACTATAATACAACTTTTTTGGTAGTTTATCAAGTAGTCTTTTGATATTTTCTCCACCAGTGGCATAGTAACCACCACCAATTGCAACTACTCCACAGCCAAATTTTATATTTGCTCTCATTAATGATCTGGGAAGTCTATTTCTAACAAAATAAACCATTGTGTTTTTATCTATGTGTTTGAAATTTTTGCTTTCTTGATACAAGTCGTATGCTCTTTGGAAATCTTCTACTGAAAATTTAGGAGTTCGGTCAAAATTACGCAACCATTTTTCATCAGGATTCATGTCTTTAAATTCTTTTGGCTCTTTTAGTTCAAATCCCCAACTTATGTTTTTATGCCTGTCTATTCCTTGTCGTTCGAACGCCTTTATCCAATCTTTTAAATCGTTGACTTCGTCACAATTGTCAGTGATTTCTCCAGTTACTGGCATTAGTATTGGAAAGCAGTCTAATTCCTTTAATCCAATTAACAACTCATCTTTGTTGAAACTTGCTTTGTCTACCCAAAAACTTGTATTGTGGTTATGGGCAATACGTTTTCCTACTTCGCTGTATGCTTTTACTTTTAATTTTTTTTGATTAATTGCAAAGTTTTTAAGTTTATCTAATTGTACAAGCAGTTTTTTGTTTGTAATATTTTTTTGCCAATAATTAAGAAACGACTCAGAAACATTTTTAAAGGTCATATTTTCTTTATGTATGTAGGCAGATGGCTGTTTAGTTTGACACTTTATTTTTTTAATTTCTTCATATTCATCTAGTAATTGTTCTGATGCAAAACTAAAATTATATCTAATGGCTATCATTGTCATGTAGTAAGTTGTTACTTCTGTTTTTTTAATCGTCCAAATCTTACTTTCCCCTGAGAACAACATATATCCTTGAGGCAATCTTTTTTTGTCTTTACAACATCTTATTAGTTTTACAATTTTTTCAATAAAAGGAAACTTCATTGTAATGATTTCTTCACTTTGTCCGTCTTCAAATATCTCTTCACCTATTTCAATAATTTTTTCTGCATGTATAATTCTAAAAGGGTTTTCATAAACAGGATTTGTTATAAGGTCTCTTACTTTCAATCCATATTTCTCAAATTTTGTACTATATCTTTTACAAATACTCAAGGCTAAATTTGCTTGTTTCTCAGTCCATGCATATTGAGATTCAGCAAGTGAAACTACTGTGCTTCTATCTTTTGGATGATGTAAATGCTTAATGCCATCTACTCCTATCCAAGCCCATTCATTATATGCTAATATTTTCATTAGTTCATCTATTGTTTTAGGTTGTTTTATGGGTGTATTTGACATATTCTACAGTTATATTAAACTCCGTTATTTTGATAATTATTAGTATAGCACAATTGGTAAATTTGTCAATAGATATGAAAAAAAAGATTAAAAATACACGCAAGTCAATCAGATTAAGGGTAAAAAATGCCCTCAAAAGACGGCAACACATAAAGGTGTACAGACCAACTTTACCAGTGACACAGAGCTGGTTTAGAACCCTTAACAGAGGTCTTTTCAATGGTAGACTAGTTGAACCTGATATGTATGTTAAGAGACTAGTAGGTGATTGGGGTAGATGCATAGCAAATTGGGACAATAGAAAATGCAGAGCAGGCACCTACGATCAAAATGTAATACCATATCAAAAAGTTGATATTGAATATAAAATAGAACTGCATTGTATTTTTCCTAAATGGAAAGATTTTATTGAGACACTAGCACATGAAATGGTGCACTTGTATCAAATGCAAATTATGGAAGATCCATATTCAAATCATAATAATAACTTTTACAGTTTTAGGACCAAGTTTAAGACTTACGGTCTAACACTTTACCGTTAAATTCTTTATAACTCATTAGTGTAGTATTTTTAAGATCAACACCGGTCTGTAAATTGTGTAGATATTCGGGTGGATTGTCATGCACAATGGTAAAATTGCAATAAGGTCGTTTTTTTATTATGTGTCTTAATTGTGTTAGCCATACATCAAAAATTTGATCGCTATGTCTTTCACCATAGTTCTCAGAATCTTGATAGATGTTATTCAATTGATTCTTTCCGTATTCTCTAAAATCAAATCCTATAAGATAAATTTGTTTGTGCCCGTGTACAGTGGCAGTCCAAATTGCTTGATTGCCTGATATGTATCCAGGATTGTTTGGTATAAGATTAAGTCCCTTATTTCTGTTAACTTCTAGACTTGGTGCATAACACACACAGTCTTTCCACATTTCGCTTTTAGATATTTCACGTGAGATGTTGGCGTCTACACTAAAAATAAAGTTAGGAGTAAAATCTCTGTACAAGGCATTACAACCATATGTTTGGCCTGTGGCATTCAACGTTGACAAGTCAAAATGTTTTCTACTGGGACCGTTGCCAATGATGTATGCATTACCTTTTGCTACTGCGTTAACTTTATCTTTGTAGTATTCTTTTTCAACAATTCTTTTGCCTTTACGAATAGTGATTTTTTTTATAATAGTTTCTCCTGTGTATGGTGTCCAATCTATTGGTTTAATTTCTGTCATGCTATTCTTTAGGTATATAATTTAAATTTAACACTGCTCTGTAAGGTTGTTTACAAGAGTTAGTTGTGCCGGCGTGTGGCATTGTGGCATCAAACAGCACTAGTCTATTTGCAACACTTGTGATTTTTTCTCCACTTTCAAATTTAGTATAGCCGTTATTTGTATTCAAATATAAAACTGCTGTTTTACTTTTATCAGCAGGTTTTTCTATATCTATGTGCATTCCATGTTCTTGTATTTTTTCTGTCCTATATAATAAATTAAATTTTGCTCTTACAATCTCTTTTATGTTCAATTTATCTTTAAAGATATCTAGTCCTCCTAATGTAAAAGAACTTTGAAATTTTTTATCTTTGTACATCAGATGGGTAAACTGTACATAGCCATCGCCGGCATAACTTACACTATGATTTAAATACCATGGAAACTGTCCCCATTTTAAAACTATGTATTCTAGATCACTAAAGTCGTCTTTACTTAAAAAATTATCTTTAATTTCTAACATTATATTTTTTTACCAGTTGGTTTCTAATTCTCTCCCAAGGAACTCCTTGTTTTATTTCGTCAATCCACCATTCGGTGTGACACAGTTTGTGAGCCCACTCTTCTCGATTTGGCGTTTTTGGGTTTGTCATATTTGTGTAATTATTATTAGCCACATCATAACTTAGACTTGACGGAGACGTAAAAACAGGAATGCCATTAAACACAGCCTCCATTGCTGGATTACTACTATGATTTACAACTGCAAATGCATTATCTAATTGTTTAACAAAATCTGTATCGTCATAGGTATTTGGATTTCTTCTAGGAATTTGTGTTTGTACCCCTGCCATTTTTACACTAATCATATTACGTGGATGAGGTCTAATTATTATGTTTTTGTCAGTGTGTTTTTTTATTTGTGCTACTTGTTCTAATAACCAAGCATTCATGTCTGGAAGATTTTTCCATTGTTCACTGCTGTCATGTTGTCCACAAACAATTATATTTTTTCCAGTGCGTTTCCATGGCTTTAGTTTAATATCAAATTTTTTCCATCTGTCAAGACTGTATTCGTCATTGGCAAAATCAGCGTCTCTGTTAATTCCGTTGATACCTATTTTCCAAGTGGTGTTTCTTTTAATGCCACCAACTTCTAAAACTACCACTGGTTTTTTAAGTGCTTGAAATTCTTTCCAAACTTTTAAATTATTACGCATACGTCCTTGCCATAACACTGACCAAATTACAGCAACATCTGTATCGTGGTCCCACTTATCGATTTGGAAATTTTCTTTTTTGTTTTTAAGATGTTCAATTAAAGCATCAAAGACTGGCTTTGAATTCAAACTGCCGTAGGATGGAAATACACTTATTTTCATCTTGATTAATTTCCTTGTTTGCCCTTTGCAACTTTGTTTACAATGTCTTCTGCTTGTTTTGGATCAAATTTTATGCCACCAAACGGATCATAATTTTCTACGTTTTTCCAGTAGTCTTGCTTTCTTTCAGTGCGTAAATCTGTACTCGAACTCTTTCCTTTAATTTTTCTTTTGCCTTTCATGTGATCAATATATTCTCCTAGAACACTGTTTATAAAAATATGATGTCCTTTGGCTCCAGCACCTTTGCCAATATCAACACCATCATTAGGTGCAATTCTTTTTAATATTTGCCAAAATAGATAACTGTCATGCCATTCTAGTTCATTAAAAATAGTATCTTTATTGTATAAATCTGTCCATGCTTTCATGAAGTCTGTTATTTTTGGATGCTTTTTATTGTAACACACCCAACCACACTCTGGATATTTTTC